GGGCTATTTGCTTTGATGTTCAGCTCGCTGAGTAATCAAAGCAAATAGCCCATAAGCCCAACACAAACTCTCGGCGTGTCGCTACCGTGGTAGTGGGGGAGAGTATGAGAGTATTACTCCACTCACGAAAGGGGTATGAAATGAATAAAGTAGAGAGGCAATACCGTTTCTCTGAACTAATGACGGCTATTCATCTTATGGAAGAGGATACGGATAACCCCCGACTTCCTAACGCAACACAGGGGCTAAGCGACGGAAAACTCCGCTCGGCTATTATGGCTCAGGCTTTCAAAGAAGATGAACAGTTTAAGGTAAGACTAGTAAATGCGCTCGCAAATACCGCACTTGAACCGTGTGCCAACGGTGATAAGCCTAGCAACGACGACCTATCTAGTTTAGGTATGGCTATCCACTTGGCTTGGGCGGTGGGGGCGTTCCACCCACTCTTTACCTTAATTGCTATGATGGGTAAGGTATGTGATGAGTTTGACTGCGAAATACCGAAAGACCTTGCGCTAATCCTAAGACCAAACAAAGGCGTAGAAAACTTTGGTAAGTTAGACCCAATTCGTATTCTAGAAGGTAACTACTCTATAGAAGAAGTAATTGAAATGGGGGTTACTATGGGAGATGATGATTTAGAGACAACCCCCGAAGTGCCCGAAGAAATACTAGAAATGGTTCGTAGGCTAATCAACGAGGCAAGGGAGAAGGAGTAGAAATGGCTACTAAGGTTATCAACGGCAGAACCTTTAAGGCTATACCGTTCAATGTAGAGTTCGTGACTTATATGGAAGAACACGAATACTTTGGTTACGCAACTATCGGCGTATCTGATGAGACACTAGGGGAGAAAGCCAAAGAGGCTCTCCTTGCCACTCTAGAGGTAGACAAGCAACTAGAGGAAAAACAACAGGGCTGGAACAATGTAGTAGTAGAAAGGGTCAAATAAAAATGGGTATGGACGTATATGGTATTGCCCCGACGAGTGAGAAGGGGGAATACTTTAGAAACAACGTATGGTATTGGCGACCTCTATGGGATTATGTAACGGAGATTGCCCCCGACCTGACTGAGGGCGTTAACGGTCACTATAACGACGGCGACGGCATTAAAACTGCCGAAGGCGCTCGCTTACTTGGTCAAACGCTTCTCATTAGCCTATCAAATGGCACGGCTAGAGAATATATAGCAGAGCGTAATAAGGCTATGAGTGAACTACCTATGGAAGAGTGCCGTCTATGTGATAGCACTGGTATTCGTTCCGACGAGGTGGGGGTTACCCACGGTATGGTAGATAAAATACTAGATGAAGATAAGGCTAGTATATTCGGTCGTATCACAGGCTGGTGTAACGGTTGCGACGGTGCTGGACAGAAGTTACCTTTTGAGACACACTATCCATTAGAAGAGGACAATATCAAGGAGTTTGCTGAGTTCCTGATAGATAGTGGGGGTTTTGAGATATGCTAAAGATTACTGGTTCCTAGGACTAGTATAGAGTGGGGTCCATACCCCCTTTCCCATTGGCCCCATTCCACAGAGCGCTTGCCGAAAGGCGAGCGCTTTTGTGTTTTACCTGGCGGCGAGCTCGCAGCTGGCACTTCATTGTTTGTGTTGGCCCACCCTTTTATAATATAAACCCACCCTTTTCGACATTTCCAAAATACGGAAATGGCCTAATTGGCTATAAAGCTACGCTTTATAGCCAACACAAACCCTGCGGCCTGTGGGCTAAATCACAAGAGAGAGCGGCGTGTCGGCTTGACGGCAGAGAGAGCCGTGTGCTAAGCGAATTAGGCTACTGCCCTAAGCCGAGAGAGTGTGACCGCGCTCACAGTCAGATTATCGGCTTGGTTAGCAGGGAGTGGGGTAGCCCATAAGCCCACAGGGCAGACCAACCTTCCTTCCTATACTCTCTCTCTAGGTAAAGAGATATAAGCAACCCCCGAACTAGGCACAAGAGAGAGAAAGTTTGCGACACGCCGAGCCAAAAGTAGAGATAAATACGGAAATAGGCTTAGATACCTACAAGCCAACAATGGCGAATAAGAAGGGTAACAAATGTCGTTAGCAATACTCGTAGTATCGGAAGGGGAACTAGACGGCTTGCCAGCACAGGCACAGACAATGCTAGTCCCAACAGATACAGAAGTTTTAACTTACCACCGTATCTCCAATGGTATGAAGGGCAGAGGTCAGGCTTGGAACAAGGTTGACGTAGAAGCACTTCCTACTAGTCCTATCGCATACTCCCCTATCGCAGTAGTGGTATCAGAACGTGACCGCGAAACAGTCGCTATGGGAACTATTACCAATATCGGTATCAAGGCGCTATATGCGTTAGAAAGTGCCACCCCACCTGCTAGTCCTACTACACACAGGGATATGGCGACAGTCCTAACAGAAATGCTATATGAGGGCGACGAAGCACTTAATGATTATCTTATCGACAAGCGCCGTAAAGAGGGTGTATCTATTAAGCCTATCGTAAAGGTAGTGGAACAAGCACAAGAAGTAACCCCGACGAACGTTATTGAAATACCTATCAAGACTAATAAGGTTATGAGTAACGCTAATCAAATGGTAACTATCCCCGACGCTATATGGGCTGATACCTATATTCAACGTAAGATTATCGGGAACTTAACCGAGTTTGATATCTTTGACGGCGCACTAGCCGACGATAAAAATGTCCTAATTGAAGGACACGCAGGGTCGGGCAAGACTATGTCCGTCCTAGCATACGCAAGCGCTCGCAAAATGCGTTACTTCAACGTTGCTTGCCATATTGGATTAGAGGCTTCCCACCTAGTCGGTCGTTGGATACCAACCGCCGACGGTCACTTCCAATGGCAGGACGGCGCAGTAACCGAAATCGTTCGCAACGGTGGAGTGTTGCTATTCAATGAGTTTAACTTTGCCCCTGAGCGCTTTACGACCTTTATCTTTAGCCTATTAGATAGCCGTCGTGAGATACAACTAATGGAAAATGGTGGAGAAGTAATTAAGGCTCACCCTAATCTCTTAATCGTAGCGGATATGAACCCCGACTACCGTGGCACACGACCACTTAATCAAGCACTCGCAGACCGCTTTAGCGAGCGCCTAGTTTATCCATACGATAAGGCTATCGAAATCAAATTGCTGAAATCAAGGTCGCTATTAGAAATGGCAAACCAACTCCGTGATGAGTTTAGCAAGGGAACTCTATTGACCCCTATCTCTACTCGCTCACTCGTAGCCTTCGTTGATAACGCCAACCGATACGGTATGGACTACGCAATTTATTCCTACGTCAACTCCTTTGAGGGTGATGAGGAAAGAAGTAGCGTAAGACTAGTAGTGAACACTCATAAGGATAATATCGCCAATGACTTAGGACTATCTAAGATTAGCGTTATTCCTGATACCGACAATATGGTAGAAGTTATTGACCCACTAGCCTTTGAGGTAACAAATGTCTGATAAGACTATCTTAGATATCGACACTTTCTATGATGATGTCGCTCGTAATGCCTACACTCGTAATGAGGAAACAGGGGCGTGGGGAACAGACCTAGAATATATTGAACAGGCTGAACAAGCCTTCAAGGAAAACCTTGATAGGCTTAATAGCGTTGGAATTATTTATTCTAAGGCAGATAGTATTATCACAGGCGATAAGATTAACGTTGAAGTTAAGGTTATGCCTGAGGTTGATACGACTAGTATGAACGACGGCAAGACGATTATCTTTAACGCTAATCTAATTGAGGACGTGGACGACGAAAGTATCGTAAGCCTTCACGGCTTCAATTATCACGAAGTCGCTCACGTCCTTTATACGCCACGCGAACAGAGTGACCTAGTTAAATATGTAATAGCAAATAAATTAAAGAAGTCTATGAACATATTAGAGGACGCTCGTATTGAACGATTACTAATTGCGAAATACGAAAGTGTCCGTCCCTTCCTAGAGGCTTCCGTCCTTGATTATCTATTGAAGGGCGACCCTGATGAGTGGGCTAATGGCTTTATCCTAACAACAGGACGTATGTATTTAGATTATGAGATACGTCAGGAAATTGCTACTCGCTTTGCTAGTCGCTATGGGATAGGACTATCAGAGGAACTTCACTCTATTATCCACTCATATCGTCAACTCATATTCCCTACCGACTATGATAAGGCTAAGGAACTAATCACTCGCTTCGGTCGTATCTTAGGATTAGACGACGACCCCGAGCCACCTGCCTTCGCGCCGAAAGACGGAGAAGGACACGCAGACCGCGACCCACAAAAGAAGGGTCGTATGGACGGCGCTAAGGAACAACAACGCCTACAAGATAAGGCTAAGGGACAGGAACAAGGTAAGGACTTTGAGAACTTTGATAACGTCCCCGACCCTGCTGATAACCCTGAGAACAACCCTCTTAGCCCTGAGGAACTAGGCGAGCAACGTGAGGAAACAGAAGCCACTAAGGCTATGAGAAACAAGGTTGAGGAACTGCTGAAAGAAATTATGCGTGATGATGAAGTCAAGCGTGATACAAAAGAAGTTACTAAGGCTATCAACAACAATGAACTTACTCGTAGCGCAGTAAAGAAGGCGACCTACTCTAACTTCCCTATTAAGACTAGGGTAATGGCTAGTGCTAGAGCCTTCGCAACAGAGTTAGAGCGACTAAGAATAGATAGCGACCCTGCTTGGGACACTATGAAATCTAGTGGCAGATTAAATATAACTCGCGCTATGAAATACGATATTAACGATATCAACACTCTCTTTGATGAGTGGAACGACGGCAATAGCGCCAACGATATTGAAGCCGTAATCTTAACAGATACCTCGGGGTCAATGGGTTGGCAGATAGCACAGACCCTAGAGAGCGCTTGGATTATCAAACGCGCTATTGAACGTATTCAGGGTCGGGTTAGCGTGTATAAGTTTAACCACGATAGCCGACTAATCTATGGCGCTGATGAGAAGGCGAACCCTGCTCACTATCGCTTCGTTCAGAGTAGTGGAAGCACTAACCCCTACAAGGCGCTAGTAGAAGCAGAGCGCATATTGACCGCCTCTCGTAAGCCTATCAAAATGATATTTATTATCACCGACGGCTATTGGGACTGGAAAGAAAGAAACGACGCAATTATTAGCCGTATGAACAAGGCAGGGGTTATCACCTCGGTCGCTTATCTCGGAGAATTAAATGCGTGGAAGTCTGACGACCCTATCGAACAGGCGCAATACGACGAGCAACATAAGGCTAACCTTATCGAATACCGCCACGGCGCTACTTTCTTTAACACAGTCACCAACCCCACCCACCTAGTAGATATCGCTAGAGATATCGTCAAAAGTAAAATGGGGAAACGCCACTAACAAATATAGAATTGCCGTGGAAGTGCCACCCTTCGCGCTTCCACGGCATACCTAGCACAGCAGAACTACTTCCCACCACCACCGCCACCGCCACCAAAAGAAAGAAGGAAACAATGACCGACACAAACCGCGAAATATGCGAGCAATATCTACAAGGAAACTCCGACGCGATAAGGTTAATAGATACGTTAATCGCAGTATCAGCAGACCTATCTTTTATTAGAAGTAACGAAGTAAATTGGGACGAAACCGAAATGGGCGACTACCACGACTTCCGAGCAGACCTTGATATGGCAATAGATAACTTAGAACCTTTGCTAATCAAATATAACTTAATGCCAACCGACCTACCAATAATGGGATAAGGAGAAAATAAAAATGAGATATAACGTCCTAGTATCAGCAACCGTTCACCACGTTGTTGAAGCAGAAAGTGAACAAGACGCACTAGCACAAGCCTATGACTGGGTAGGAGATGAGTATGGAAATCTATGCGACAAGGCTACCTTTGAGGCGGTGAAATTATGAGAACAAAGAAAGAGTTAAAGATAGATATAGCCGACCAAGCGCAACAGATTATGTATTTTGAGGCTAGTATGCCTGATATGAATAGAGCGTTAAAAATGCTCGTTGATAGGCTAGAGAGTATCTACCTATCAGGTTACGACGACGCAAAGGCGGAGAACTAATGAGTCAGCACCACTTTATTATTAAATACGATACAGAAAAAAGAGAGTGGGAGTGGGACGTAGAAACGGAACACGCTCGCTTCCCCGACGGCACTATCTATGATGATGAAAATGGGTGGAACGAAGTAGGAAAGGTGTATGCTACTCTCGATAACGAGGCTTGCGAGGAATTAAGCAAGGCAGTATTCTATCTAAATAAGTTAGGAGATAACCGTGAACGAGTATGACCAATATGGAAATGAGATTATCGACGCTGAAATCGTTGATGAGAGAGAGGACTATCAGGTAACAGACCTCACCAACGAATTTCAAGAGGAACTAGACCCACTAGAAATTGAGATTGGCTTACACTTACAAAACCACAACCCACCTATTCCACTAATTATGATTGAACCGTGTATCACCGCTATCGGGAGAGCCAACGTTGGGTTATGGGACGACGATATAGAACTACCCGAAGGAACTATGTGGAAAGGCAATACTAATTGCCCTGTGTGGGTAGTTATTACTAGCCACCACTTAGAACAATGGGTAACACCGCAAGATAACCTAGTAACAATTACCGACCCTGATGGAAATATTGTTTATAAGGGACTCGGAACAGGAGAGTTAATTGCTGAAGAAGGAGAAGAAGGAGAGTTAAATGGGTAATTTAGGAGAAGAGTTAAATATGGAAAACCTTGAAGAAGAGAGAGAAAAGAATGCTGTAGCTGGTGAAGGCTGCGGGTGCGGAAACTGTAGTTGTGGGCAAGGATTAAATATAGAAACCCTACAAAGAGAGATAGTTACCGAAATGGACGGGATATCCTAATTGAAAGAAGAGAGCAAAGTAAGTTGTTCTAAGTGCCACCTGGAATTTCAAAAAGGAGAGATGTTATTTCCTCACGAAGAGAACCTTGACGAACTATCAGCAATAGGACTAGTGTTCTGTGCGTTATGTTCAGTCCCCGAAGGAAACCCCGACAAGATATAGGAGAGAGAGTTGCAGACTTTCTTACCACTAGCAGACTTTAAAGAGAGCGCACAAGTATTAGATAATAAAAGATTGGGTAAGCAACGAGTAGAGGCTTACCAAATTACTAGAGTCCTTGCTGGACTCACCAAAGGTTGGCGTAACCACCCTGCCGTCCTTATGTGGAAAGATTATGAGCCCGCACTTTACGAGTATGGGAGAATAGTTTGTGTTGAGTGGCGCAACCGTGGCTTCGTTGATAACCTAGTTGATAATTTCCCCATAGTTGATGTAGTCTATCCACCGTGGCTAGGAAACGAGGACTTTCACAAGTCACACCAAGCAAATCTAGTAAGAAAGTTACCCGAGCACTATCGAAAGTATTTTCCTACGATTGACGAGAACCTTCCGTATGTTTGGCCTATCACTAAGGAGCAATTAAATGGCTAAAAAAGTAAATGCTATATTTGACGCAACACTAAAAAAGAACCCTGAAAAGGGCGGTGCATGGTTAGCCCGTGTTACTACCTACGACGAAGGTATTGACGAAGGTAACGTAATCGTATCAACCGCATGGTCGAACGCAAGCGCAGGTAAGCGTTGGATTAAAGAAATGGTTATTAAGATGACCCCACGCAAGTCTGTAAAGATGACCGCATGCACTACTACACCACCTGACGCAAAGGGCAAGCCTATGGCGTTTGAGGGTAAGGTAGCGTTTAAGAGAGAGATTTAACCTATGGGATATTCGTTTGACCCTATAGTTCCTGACCCTGAGTGGGGCAGACCTTCACCTAGTATTGAAGATGATGATGTATATGATGATGACGAGTTGGAAGATGATGAAGATTAAATTAAGTAACTATGAAGTTTTAATTAAAGTAGATAAACGCCGTCAAACTACTGAAATGGTAAGTTGTGCTCATTGTGCTAGAAGATTTCTTATAGCAATAGAGAATAAGAGAGTATCTAACTACTGTAATAGTTGTAAGTAAGCGTTAAAGAGAGTATCGTTCCTCTCTAAGATTGGTCACGATTCCAGCCCTTCGGATAGCCAACTCTGCGCGACATAATAAAGAAGCCCCCTAGCAAACTCACTAGGGGGCTTTATTATTTAATTAAGGTTTCGGTATTTCACAATAGTCTGTTGAGCAATACTTTTCTCCGATTGCATCTGCTGCCATCCCTGCGTAAACGTCTGTGAAGTCAATAGGCAATAGTTTTAATGTAGATTTCTCATATTCTTCGGCAGTTATTTGCGTATATGGCATTTGCGGATAGGTCGCATTCCCCATCGGTAAGAAGGAAATGGTTTTGAGCTGTCCGTCAAACATGTGGAGAACCGTTCCGACTGCGTCTTTTTCGGTTTCCGCATTAAATGATACAGTCACAGATACGGAATTGTCTGACCAATGTCGTTGTGCCATCGCGGCTAATGCTGTTTTCTCAAAGATAGAAACATCCTTTTCGCTACGCTTGGCGTCTGATTTAATAGGGAAGAACACCACGGACGTAGTCTTAGGAGATTCGCTAGCCTTTTCTACTTTATAACCTGAGGCTTTAAATAGAGGAAGCATAGGGTCGTCGTTTCCAAATCGGATTGCACGAAGGAAATACTCGCCACCAGGAGTCCAATGAACCCCAGGAGATTCGCCAGCCAAGATTGATACAGTTCCCGAAGGCTTTACAGTTGTAGTCTTAATAGACTCACGGATGCCTAGCCACTCTGAGTATGTCTTGTCGTATTGTTGAATTACCTTGTAACCCTCATCCATCCAAGAACGAAGAGTTGGAAGTCCAACACGGTCAGCAAAGTTAGCCACACCAGACATCGAAGTTCCAATGCGACGATTTCGTTGCATGATTGCGTTAGTTTCTTCCCAGTGAGTAGGAAGCAATGTCACAGTTTTTGCATAGAGGTAGGCAAACTTAAGAGTTCGCTTGTAATCTTCTATAGAGTCGTGTCGGTTGAGGTAAGTTTCAACCAGAGTACAGCATTCAAAAGATTCCAACGATTGTTCAGCGCAAGGATTGTAACCTGCAGCTCTCCAGTCCTTGTTGTTGGCGGGGTCAACTAGTCGACCATACTGACGAGTAACATCCATCCAGATGACTCCAGGCTCACCGTTGAGTTTAATGCCATCAACGATATGCTCTAAATTAGAACCTACGCTGACCTCAACTGAGTTGTTAGACATCCAGGCCCAACCAGGGTTGGAGGGGTCATAAGAGTTACGTTCTGGATATACCTCGGCGTTCTTTAAATTAAGAAAGTCTTTATCATCCAGTCTTCCCATCAAAAGCTCTGCACTGCGGCGGACGTTACCAGACACTACGCAGACGCCAATTAAATTACCGATATCGGCAATATCCTTGCGAGTTAATTTAGAACCCTCTCTTTTATTAAAGATTCCCCGAATATAGTCGTGTAACTTCTGAAGAGGCTCTGGCCCAGCTGCGGTGCCGCCGAAGGTTTTAATGGGCACTCCCGCTTTACGGATAATAGAGTAATCAAAATTATAAATAGGCTGTTCTGGTTTTAAATAGGAGTTAATCAACATAGATACAGAGTCCACCCATCCCTCACGGGTATCTGGAATCTGGTGTACAACTGGCGGTAGTTTTGGGGCATAGATGGTGAACTCTTTATCTGCGCCTTTATCGTCAAATCCGACGCCAACCCCCAACATGCTTGCTTCCATTAAGAAGGCAAATGGCTTGGCAGGGTCTAACTTAGTCATAGAAGCGGTGGATACAAATGAGCAATTCTGAAGTGCTGCTGAGTTACGCTGTTCGTTGACAAGCGGGGTTCCCATAACCCATAGTCCTCGACCTGGTGGTGTCCACTTTAAATTAAACAAGCGGTCAAAGGCTTCCTTGGCAGATGATTGAGCTTTGGCATCGTTCCAAGGTAGGCGGTTAGTTTTAGCGTGGTCTTTCTGAAGGGAGTACATTCCCTCAACTACACGTTGGCAAACATCGGTCCAAGTCTCCTTGGTTCCATCAGCCTTTAGACGAGAGTAGGTGCGGAGAAAAGTTATCTCTCCAACTGAATTTCCTGCTGCATCTTTATAACCCCAAGGAACTTGTTTTGCTCTGTAGTCCTTTAAGAAGTCTTCGGCTAGGTGGAAAGATAATGCCATGGTTTTCTCCATTCCGTGTTTTTTAAACTATTTTATCGTTGTGTTACAGAGCTTTTCAGACTGACTATTTCCAGCACTTATGCAGGGCTGTGGGGTATCCCATAAGAACTACTTATCTTCGGTTAAATCCCTAATAATCTTGGTAGTTTCTACCTCGTTAATTCCCCCTTCTGGCAGTTGATTAAGGTTTGCTGCCCTATCTCCGAAGATGGAACTTAGCACACCAGCAGAGCCTTGTCGCTCTACCGTCATGCGAATAAACTCACGTGAGTCATCCAATTCTTTAGTTGTTTTAATCAGTTTAAATAGGCGGTCAATCTCCTGAGAAACGTTAGGGTCAGCGTATCCACCGTTCATTTCTTCAGCAAAACGCATGAAAGCGACTCTTTGACCTTGCATTTCAATGATGGCGTTAATCAAAGCCTTTAGTTGGTCTTTAGTCTTTACCTCAACTGGAAGCTTGAAAGCACAGACAGACTGAGGCTTAAACGCAGGACAATTTGACGCAACAAAACAAGTATCACAGGCACGAAGGCTAGTGGCTTGGGAAGAAACTGTTTGCACATCTTTAATGGTTCCATCGTCTTCTACAACGGTATTAACGTCGTATCCAAAGACGGGTAAATTGCCCATTTCTTCTGGATTTCTCGGCTCAAGTTTCCGCACCTCAGGGCCCTTATGGGTTACCTTATCAAGGGTGGTTTCCGCATTTGACGAATCATCTTCAAACGCTTGTGGGGTATCCCATAACTCATCATCATTATTTAGATTACCCACTTTATTTACCCTCATCTCAAATTGTTCATAGGACCAAACCGCTAACCGACAAATTTCTTGCGGGTCATCTTCAGCAATCAAATCTGAATCTAATCCAGCCTGCTCGTAAACTCTTTTATATCTAGAACGAGCCTGGTCTTTCATCTTCTTGTTGTATCGAACTAAGCGCGTACCATCCCACACTATAGTCTCACCGTGAATCATTGGCGAAAGCCAAGATAGGGTGCTGGCAGTCTCAGCCTGAACCTGACGAAGGTTATCTGGCTTAGCACATCCCAAAGCGTGGAACCGAGTGCCGTTACGTTGAGCATAGGCTCTTGTAGCGCTTGCAAGCTGGCTCTCAGCCTCTATTGACTCTCCTGGTATCCCGATATCCAAAAAGGTATCTACAAGTTTCTGAAGCCCAATAAGGCCCGTTTGAGGGCTCCATACTGGCTGGAACTTAATAGGTGGAACTAGGGACCAAGCGGTCTTTCTTTGTTCTTCTACAAACGTCGGGTCAATATTAATACCGCTGACTTCAGAGAAGGTCGTAATTCTATCGATGTTCATCGCAATAAAATGCTCGTAGTTAGCGTGAAATTCTTCCAGCTCTACCTGGGTAAGTCTTAGGTTTTTAGGCAGCCCTGGATGCACATAAATAAAGAAATCCTTATTAAAGTAGTTTTCTAATAGATACTCTTTAGTCTTAGGTAGCCCCCGCTTTGTTAGGCGGTAGTAGCTGACCCCCACATGGTTAGCTGTGGTTGACTCTAGAAGCACTCTATTAGAGGGAACCTCTGCCCCCAAATAGATAATCCGCATTAAAGGGTGCTTTTTTTAATTATTACTACATCGTTTTCGCGGGTTTCAATTACTTCCCACCCACGCTTGCGGTAATAAAACTCTTCTTGTTTGGAATTTGTCCAGCCGTACACCTCTTTAAATCCGCGTACCTTTGCTACATCAATAATCATTTCCATCAGGAATCCCCCGATGCCGTTCTTTCTATGGGTAGGGTCAACATATAGGTTTGATACCCAAGGTTGAAGTACCTCACCCTCTTCTTCGGTTAAGGAAATCGTAGCCACTAATTGATTATTTAATTTAGCAATAAATGCTTGTGGTAGTTGGTCCTCTGGGGTTTCTAGGACTTGCTTATAAAAATCTGCAAAGGCTACATACTCTTTAAGGTCTGGAAGCGCCTCGCGCCAATGGGTTTCATTCCAATTAGTGACTGTATCGATAATCTCTTGGTCATTAGGCAATAGGTGAAACGATAAAGTGTTCATATCCTTGGGTCCTCCGAATAGGTATCTTGTTGTTTTTCTAACTCTTGAACAATATCTGTCCAAGGCCTAACCCCTTGTCGGCTGTCAGGTCTAAAATCTTCTTTAATATAAGTTGGCTGTAGAAATACTAAAGTAGTCATACCAACCTCCAACAAACGCAAGGTCAGCTGGGGGTCAGATGTTATCACATACTCTACTGGCCCCTGCGACTTTACCCACATCACTAATCTAAAATGCGGGTCATCACCTAATGCAGGAACTGACTTGCTTTCAACTAAATCATCGACGTTGTTAATGCGATGTTGTCGCAACCAGTGGTCTGTTTTTTCTTTATCATCACATAAAAGAAGTACTCGGTGCTTTTCTTTTAAGCTTCTATAAAGCGCCATACCATCTGGGATAGGTGCTGATTTAGGAGTGCGTAATACTCCATCTACGAATACTAATATTGCCACGTCGGAACCCTATCACTTATTTTGAGTGAGGGCTCTCCTTATCAAAGTACTAGTATCTGGAAGTTCCATACCATAGGTTTCAGATTCAAACTGCTTACGACTTTTTGTTGATATCTCTTTAAGTTGTTTTAAAGCCTGCACGGAACCAGCAGCTTTTCCTGATTGCCAGCGGTAATTATTGATATCGGCATACCCCTGACCACCTGGACTAAATGCGTATTTTCTACTGTGGTGAAGGTCGTCAAATAAAGCTGCGCCTTGTTCTACAGCATTTTTTAATGCGGCTTCTGCATTTCTTCTTGCGGTATCTGTAGTTGCTGCACCTATAGAGCTCAGAGCTTCTGAATAACGTGAAAGGATTTCATGTGCCATTGAGGTATCTTGGGCAATTTTTCTATCCCATTGTTTATTAACTGGCAAAGCCTTAACCTCAGGTTGAACTGTCCAGTCGTCATTTGTCAGTGAGTAAGCTGCATATGGCTTTATTTTACGGATATCTGATTGGACATTAACATAGAATGTAAGTTCAAATGCCTCTAAGAAGTTAGAAGTAGCTGGATGCAAAGCAGAGCTGAAATCTTCATTGAACATAGCTGCAATTTCTTTATCGCTTAGGGCTTTGTATTCTGGATTAGATTGTCTAAATTGTAGATAATTTACGCCAATCAGACAATCTAGGTCAGCTGGCTTTCTTGCAGCTGTCCATTGATATGAAACCCCCGAGCCAGCTAGCCAAACATGGATATAGGCTTCAGGGTTGTAATAATGGTTTTTTAAATGCTCAATTAAGATTCTTAAAATCATGGAACGTACGGCTGGGACAATCTTTCCATTACGGAAAAGCCGCGGGTCTAATCCTGCGCCAGGTGCGCTGAAGTACGACGTCTCAGATGGTTCTACGGATACAGGCTTGGCTTGTGAGACAAGCGATTCGTAGAAGTTCATCTAGTTATTATAGTTCTTTTTCCTTCTTCTCTTTGTACATAACGTCGGTTTCGAACTCAAATATGCGATGTTTTTCTGGCATATCGGTTTTAATTGGGTTCATATAACCACATTGTTGATGTGCGGCAATAAATTGCTGTGCCCACATGATTACTAAGGATTCGTTACCTGTCTCTTCGACATCAGCTTGAAAAGATGCGACGCAGGTGCAAGTCATTTCAATAAAGGCCATTGCGGTTGTCCCCTTTGTTTGTATGTACAGTATACCGTGAAAGGCTACGGTACCAAAGGGTCAACCGTCAAGGGGTTAATTACTCAGAAAGCCCTTTTTCTGCCTTTAAATACCCTTTTACCAAATCTAGGACCTGGTAGGCGGTATTTGTCTGAAGCATGCTGTCTACGATGTCTTGACACCCATGCTTGATGTCGTCCACAGTAGCTTGGCGCTCAACAGTTTGAACTGTTGATAAGTCTGCTGTTGCATACCAATCGCCATTTGGTTGTTTAATTACAATAAAAGCGGTGATTCCACCAGTAGGTGCCTCCGCTGTTAGTCCTAGTTGTTCTGCTGTTAGCTCACCTAGGTCAACGTGTAGTTCTTCATCTGACATTAGTTGTATAGTCCTTTACTCTGGTAGGCGCGTTTCTGGTTGTACATCTTAACTGGACAAAAGTCACACAAATGTATTTTTACATTTGATTTCTTCAGACCAGCATCTTTGCGTTCTTTTTCCGTAGCTGGGGTTAGCACTTTTCTATCAGATTTGTAATCTGGACACTGACCCTGTGGACGGTTGTGCAAAGCATAGCAGCTCATAGCATCTGCTGAAAAGTTGTCTTTGACGTTATAGAAATCGGTACCAAAAACGTCTAGTCCAGAGGACCCGCCCTTTAGTACCTGAGACTTAATCTCACTTAGGATTTTTTCTTTGAGTTGGGGGTTACCCATCCATGCCACAGTTAGGCAATCGGTTAGAACACCAAAGTGTCCTTGACGTTCGCAACTACCAATGTATTGTTCAATCCAAGGGTTATCAGACTGGTCGTAGCGACCTTCGCCTAATGCTTTACCTGTTTTTGTATATGGAATTTCCTGAATAGTTTTACACTGCTTACAGATAAGCAGGTTGATTCTATCGGGCTCCAGGTCATCAATATTTGCCATGACCGAAGCCTATCACAAGTAATTAAGCTTTTTTACTTCCCGCGGCAACTTGGGTGACAGAAGGCATAGTTTCGCGGTAGTTATTACGCTGCTCTGCTCCAACATTGTTCCATGGGTCAGCTTTAAACTCTGCATTAGATGCTTGAGAAGCAGCAACAATAGATTTAAGAGTATCTAGCCCTTGTGGAGTGCTGTTGAATGTACGCTTGCTGTCGTTTTCTCTACGCGGAGCTCCGCCAAATTTGATTCCCATAATTACTCTCCTGGGTTTACCTTTGAAGGCTCTTCAGAGTTAATAAAACCATAGTTCATGTATGGGTGCAAGCCAGCGCGGTTCTTTACTACAGTCTGGTCGCCTGCGCTTGGTGCAACGGTTGTGTTTGGACGGCGCTTACGATACTTGCCATCTGTTGCGCCTTCAAGTAGTTCAGCGTTCTGTGAACGTGAATTGTTAACGGTCATTGGACATGCGTCCCTTCACTAGGTTAGTTGCCTTTCGACGGCTGCAAGTAGGGCAGTGGTCTTGAGACTGTAATGATTGTACTGGGTTCATAATAGCTCCACAGGCTTTACATGACTTAGAACCATTGTATATGGTCTCTAGGGACACATCTGTAGCCCCCGCCATGCCTTCGCCAGTTGAATCAGTAAATAAGCCTGGGTCGTTCTTCATACATTTCCTAACGTGTTACGGCTGGATGATTGTTGTGTATTTGGGGTCTGGCTAAAGTCAGACTCTACACGCTGTTCATTGCGACCAGGTAGCTCAATTATATCTTGAATACCTATCTCTTCAGATACGAAGCCGTATCTATCTGGAAATAACCTAACCTGAGGAAGGTTGGGGCGAACATACTCTTGAATCTCTTCGCTAGTCATATTCCAAGTAGCTAAAGATTGGCTTATGAGGCGCTCTTGATTGCTTTGGAATGGGCCAATGTACTCTTGCGGAGGCATTGCAGCCTCAACGGGATTAGGGTTCCACGGTCTACGGTTATAAACTCCGTCTGCTTGTTTTCCTGGCATTAGTCTTTTTTCTCTGTACCCTTGTATTTAGCAACGTGTTCTTCAAACTCTTTGTGCCTAGACGCTCTAGCAGTGTCGTGCACCTCTAGTGAGTGGTCGTCATCGTTTGCAGTGTGAAAGTTATTATCACCGCATGCTGGGCAGCTTACTTTGTAAAGGGGCATTTACCTACCTCTTTTTACTTTGGCAATATCAGAACCGCTTACAGGATAATCTTTATTACTCCAACTGTTGCTTTGATGCCACTCAACATCTTCACCAGTAATTGGGTCTGTATCTTTAATCGAGTATTTATTTTGTTCTGGTACTACGCGAGAAGCTTTATTAATCATTTCAATTCTAGCGTCTGGGTTATCAATTACATCACGAACAGTGTCGGGGTATTTAAACCCTTTTGGCTCATTTAAAGCCCTATGTTGTAATTCAAACTGGTCATCGCCTTTACGATAAATAGCCATAACTATCTCCATTGAGGGCGCATGCGAGACATCTGCTCTACACGTACCTTGTTGATTGACATTGGGGAATCGCTTCTAACTGTTGGGCCAGCTTTTCCATCATTTGGCAAATGTGGACGTGGGAATAACGCTGCATCTTCCACATTTCTTTTTACTAAATACCCATTATCTGTTTTAACTGAAGCCATTTGTCGTTTGATGCCTCGAGTATTTTCTAAACCTGCTGGGTAATAATAATCAGATTGGTCAATGCGCTCCCCGCGGTGAACACCACGTTGATAACTGCGCTGACCAACACGTATCTTTAAACTATCTAATACATTTTCTGATTGACCATTAGGGCGTCCACGGTCATCACGACGTGTACGAATAGTTCCTAAATAACCATCTGGGTATTCTGCTTGTGGAGTGCGACCAACGCCAATACGTAAGAAGTCAAGCTCTGAACGAGCAACGGGAGTACCACCTCCACCATAATTGGTGTAGGTTCCCGACATACCCGCAGCGCCAAGGTTCTGCGTATTTTGATGTGAATTAGGCATACTCCTATGGTACGCCTTTTATATTAGACGGTCGCTTTAAACTCAATACCCTCGTAAATAGCCCAACCATCCATAATATGAATAGGTTGTAGGGTGAAACTGCCGTCGTCTTTTACCCATCCAATCATGACTCCTTGTTGCCAATCTTCCCAGTGCTTGACTGGACGACCTTGGTCGTTCACCCCGCCACCGTAAGAAGGAACTGCACCGTCAACGCGGCATAAGCAACCTGGCGATGCTGACACTGAACGGATAGGACCGTCGCCATTAGCAACAGTTTTATATTGCATTTCCTGTCGGTGTGCGTGACCAAAAACTGTTGAAACATGTGGATTTTTATTTACATATGCTGAAGCTGTAGAACCGCCAGAGCGTACAGTAGTCCCATGTACAGCGCGTAGATGTGGAGTAATCCAGTATTCCCCCGCTGGGTATGAGCCTACATAATCAACATTAAGGTCATCCAAACGAAGTAGGTAAGGAATAGACATAACAGGCCAGTCTTCTGGGGTTGCGCCTGCGCGTTTAATTCCTTTAGAAGCCATAGCGTTCATTGTTACATACTTCTGCATACGACAATCGTGGTTACCTTCAATTAAAGTAATCTTTGCAGTTGGGCATGTAGCTCGTTGTTTAGCTAATAGGTTATGACCGTAATCAAGTGCTGGCTGTACGGTGTGTGCAAACATCTCTTCTTGTGCGTACTTGCCCATTGTTGGCAGGTCTAGATAATCACCTAAATGGATAATCTCATCCACGCCATATTTTTCTTCCATATAAGCAAGCAATTGAAAATGAATCTCAATTGCTGTTTCGTCGTGAAATGGGTCTAAGGTGCCGTCTTCATATTTACGGTACCCAATCTGTGGGTCTGGGACGAACATAATCAATCGTCCATCTTTTTTATTTTTGCGTTCTTTATAAGTTGCTGGCTTAATAATAGTAGGTTTTGCTGGTTGAATTGGAGGCCAAGACCAATCACCTACAGCTAGTGGGTTTGCCTCTACAAGCGCTTGGTCTAATAACTCTGAAATGGTTACTTTCGACATGTGCATCGTCCCTTAAAGTGGTCTCGAAAAGCGGTCTCTTTCATTGGTAATTCATACCCATTTGCTACCAATGCTTTCATGAAATTTTTTATATCTAGGCCTAGGTTTTCATCACCTAGAGTTTTAACAAGTTTTTCTTTTAACTTTGGTTCTTGCTTATCAAGCCACTTTGCTGTTGTGCAATAGCCTTTACGCCTAGTATTAACTGGGTTACTTGAAAACTCAGTTAACAAGTCATCAATTGACTTCACTGTCATTCCTCTCGACGCCTCAAGCCTATCACAAGAATTGCAACTTGATGGAATAAAAAACCCCCGCTGGGGGAACATCCAGCGGGGGTCGTTAGGCAACTGCGTTTTGTCGATTTATTTAATCGTTATTTTTTTAGCCTTCTTTTCCTCGGGAACAATGCGCTCTAAAGAAATAGTAAGGAAGCCATCGGTAAGCTTAGCGCCAACAACAACAACGTCATCAGCAATAGCAAACTTCTGGGTAAAGTTACGAGCAGCAATGCCTTTGTAGGCATACTCCCCGTCATCTTCTCCCCTATTTCCTTCAACGGTTAGGACATTTTCTTTGTAGGTAATGGTTACATCATCCTTCTTAAACCCCGCAATTGCAAGCTCAATTTCAGCCTTATCATCAGGCAAAGTCTTGATGTTGTAGGGAGGATAACTAGACTTAATACGTACGTCCTCTAACTCTTTAAATAAAGTTAGTTGACGGTCAAACCCCACAGTCCATGGGTCTAAAAAGTTATGTAAAATTTGAAACGGGTCTGTAGTTGTGACTGTAGGTAGTTTTTTGGGGTGCTCCCACATGGAAGCGTTTGGATAGCCTGAAGCCATAATATATCTCCTTAGACGATATAAGTTAAGTGACCCCCGATTGGCAGGTCATCAATAGTATACAACAATCTAATTTAAAATATATTCCCGTAATGATAGAAAAGGTACATTTATAAATGCCAAAGCCCCTCGCATGGAGGGGCTTTGCGCTATTTAGTTGTAACTACTCAGCCATACCATCTTTAAAGTTGGGGGCCGAGCGCTTTACCGCTGAAGAAAGGATTCGTCCATTGCCTTGTGTGGCGCCAGCTTCTGGAGCTGTGGATTTCTGGAACTTAACACGGATACCGTATCTTGCTCCACTTGTAGCAGTAATCTTAGTACGTGATGGCTTAGCTTGTGTGTATGGGTCTGTTCCACCCTTAGCATTGCCAGTCTTCTTCACAAGTGTTCCTTTTAAAGGCTTAGCAACTTGTGGCTTTGCTCCAGCAGCATTTGATGGCTCGGCAGATGTTGGAGCAATCGGTGCTGGGTTTTTCTTTGTATCTTTTTTCATTTAGTTTCCTTTGCGCGAAGGTATCTACAAGGATAGAGCCTATTTAAAGACTGTAGTGTCTTAACTGGCCTTAATATCAAAGACGATGGCAGAAATCTGACCATCATGGCTTTCAATACTGGAGAAGCCAGGGATGCAGGTAAGGTCTAGGCCTCTTGGGGCTGTGTAACCACGTGCAATTGCAATGGCTTTTACTGCTTGGTTTACAGCGCCTGCGCCAACGGCGCGAACTTTACAAGTACGGGACTCATAAATGCTGTGTGCAATAGCAGATGCTACTGCTTGTGGATTAGAGCCTGCTCCTACGCGTAGGATTTGCTCTTCATTATTTTGCTCGGTCATGTGTACCTCGGTTTACGAATAGTAGAAGTTTCCCCGTGGTAATTATTATGACGGCGAATAGTAAGGGTGTAAGGCTAAACCGTTCTGTAGTCAGGAGGGGTGGGAGCTGTAGCTAAGGCGCCACATAGATGGCATTCCATATCTAGCATATAAAGGCTTATTTCACCCTCTTCAAACATGGCTTTAACATTCCACAAAGTGGACCCACAAATGCATACCTCTAAAGGCTGGTCTTTATCTCTTAGGTCTAACAATGAAGTCCCCCGCTATGTGTCTTGCTACTTCAATATAAATCTCTGCATTAGAAAACAAATCCTCTGGGTGATATAGCTCATCTGGTTTACAACCCCAGTTATGTTTTAAATACTCTTTTAAACCTGGGACTAAACTGTCTACAAACTCACCAGGAGTCATGTAGCCGTACTCTCTTAGGTCATCTTCTTGTTTTTTCTTACTCATCCTTGGCCTCCCCAACCTCCGCCTTTAAACTGCACAGCAGGGGGCGTGTAAGACTTAACCATGAACTCACCGCAGGTATCACAAGCAGGTCTATGGGCTGCATCAAATGCAAAGTGCATCTCTACAGTCTTGTCGCATTTCATACAAACAAAATCATATTTAGGCATTATTTCTCCCTGAACTTTGGGTCCTGTAGCTTATCGTACACCTCTTTTTCATATGCTAAGTCATTCTTACCAGAAACCAATCTGGCTAGAGCATATGAATCCGCAGCGTTATCGTCAGTAAATTCTGCATCCCACTTCTTATAAACGTAAAGAAGCATCTGGCTCTTTGGAACACCTTGACCTTTACCAGTTACGTATTTTTTTAGGTTAGTAGGCGGAACTATCAAAGGGTAAATACCGAAATCTAATAGAACTAGCTTTACCATTCCCCCGAGCTCACCAAGCATGTTAGCCATCTGTGAACCAAAGGCATAACCCTCCATAGCAACGTCAGCAATATCCCACTCAACTAAAGCATCCATTAAGTGCGCTTGAATATCCCTAAGTCTTTCAATCCCACGCTTCTCAGATTTATACACTGTGGTTTGATACTTAAGGGAATCTTTATCAAAAAGGGTTATAGCAAATCCACTATATGACTGGTCTATGCCAGCATATACAGGGCTACTGCTTTCAAAAGTTAGGCCTCCATCAAATTTTTTCACAGAGCTCATTTAGGGGGTAAACCGATTGTTCATAATATTACGAGCGGCTGAGTTACGACGAGTAAGTTCTCGGCTGGTCAGTGAGTAGTAACGCTCAATGTTTTCTAAGTTATTTTCTAGAAGAACCTTGTAAGCATGGGCATATTGTTTGGCATCTTGAAGGGCTTGAATCTCTGGTTCCTCATGTACTAATGCACGTAAAAGGACTGGCTTCTCTGTACTTTTACCAGTTGATTTAGAAAGCATACCCCGATTGACCGCGGTCTCGTAGGTGTTCTCAGCCTCTAGCTCCGCTAACCCAGCACATGCAACCTGGGTTCGAAGGAAGTTAATGTTCTCAATATAACGACTTGCCATCATCATCAACTCTTGGTCAGCTACTTCAGTAATATCCGATGGAAAATCAGGCAAGTCAATGTTTAAATTAACTTTGATTGGCAACCCCTGAGATTGAAGTTGCGCTAGTACTCTGCCACTAATTCCTGTAGAAATAATGTTACTCATCATACCCCTTACATTTTGAACAACCACCGTTTGCAACGTTGCAAGCTGGTGCAGTCTTTTTATCAAGTGCTTCCATAATCATAGCAGCAGCGTCAAATAGACCAGCTGTTGCAAAGTCACTCTTAGGAACTACAAATTCTTTAGCCTCTTGGTTGGCTTTGTTTTCATAGATAAGCACTGCTTCTTGTGGATGTTCTGGTAGTTCAAGAAGCTCTGCTAACTTCATGTACATTTGAACCTGAGTAATATGATTCATAAACGGGGCTTTAATCTCTGCCCACATAGCTTCCATATCTCCCTTGTGTTCTCTTACAAGGTCTGGAGCTTCCCATCTAATTGTTCCAATACCAATTGACTTAACCTCTAACATTAAAGGGTCACCTAAACTAGTAAGCCAACCATCTGCATGACCTGAAATTCTTAATGGTTCATAAAACAAAGGTACTTCGTTGTATTGCAAGGGTCCATCGTGACAATCAGAACCGCCCCAAAAGTATTCATCGCACTCAATGCAGTACCACTTACCATTAAGAACGCCCATCTCTTGAAACCACTTTTGCCACTTAGCGTGGATGTAGTGGCCTTCAGCAAAGACAGATTCCATACGTAGGCTGCTAGTTCTTTTTTGAATTGGGTTGCGGCCTTGCAATTGGAAGTAAGATGCTCTATAACACCAGTCTTTTTTAACCATTTCAGAGGGGTGTAGAACATCTGTTCTACGACTCTGGTCTTGAGGTTTTGAAATTACATATCGTTCTACGGAGCCTAAGACTCTTGATTGTTTTTTGCCCACATCTACCAGTTTCTTTAGAGCGCCGCTTGGTTTTTGAGTGATTGCCATAAAGAGAACCTATCACACTTTCGTGGTAGTTACCCACTCTCCAAATGATTTACCAGCTTTAGTCGCTTTTCTTTTTAATGCGTTTCTTTCTCGGTGACTCATGCCACCCCAAATTCCATGCTGCTCATCCATAGCATTGGCATACAATAAACACTCTTTACGCACAGGACATTCTGGCAGACCGTCTTTACCAAAGCACACAGCTTTAGAAACGTCCGCTATTTTTTTATACTTTGCTTTATCTCGTGGAGGAAAAAACATTTCTGTGTCCATGCCACGGCACTTTGCTTTATGTCGCCAACCCTCTAGGTGTCCGACGTCTTCTGGGAACAAGTACACTCCTGAATATTCTGGCGCAATTCCAGAAAGTCATCTTCAGTTAGTAGTACGTAGTTCTCATTGTTGAGACTAAAACCGAGGACAGGCATCCGACTGTCGAAAATTGCTTCTCTGACAATCTTTTCTAGAACCGCAGCCTTAACGGATACGGAAGCTTTGCCTGTCCACTTATGCTCTACGAGCAAATCTTGTGAACGGACATCACCTTTCCGACTCCAAAACGCACCGCTTCCAGCTGAACGCTGTCCGCCGATTGCTTTGGCTAATCGGTCCTCATGCTTCTTGGATTCTCGCTGCCCTTTAGATTTCATCTTCAGCAACGAACTTTGAACCCGCCTTAATTGAATCTAAAACATCTCGTTCTAGAGTCTCTTTAAGGTCAATCTCCTCGCGTATGGAGCTAAGCATAGCATCAGAACCCTGCCACTGCCGACCGCCATAGCGGTAGTAAGCCCCAGCTCTGATAATAACCTTATTTAGAATACCAATAGCCAGTATTTCCTTGCCAAAATCAATCTCTCCAGCAGCAACTTCGCCACCTTCTGAGAAATAAAAATCAAAAACAGCAACCTGGGATGGTGGGGCTGACTTATTCTTAATGACACGGGCTTTAATTGTTTGACCAATGCGACGTTTTTCCTGACCAGTTCCAGACTCAATCCATTCATCACGTCGTACCTCCATGCGAGTAAAAAACGCATAGTCTTTACCTAAACCACCTGGAGTAGTACGTGGGTCTCCGTACATAACCCCAATCTTTGAACGCCACTGATTGATTAGAATCCCAATGAATGGGCGCTCGTACTCAATAAGGCTGCGCTTAGATGCCATGCCTACCTTGCGGAAAAACTTATTAGTAAGAAGGGCGCCCCGACCTACGGTTGATTCTTCCATTTGTTTCTCATCTTCTGAGCTAGGAACCAAGGCAGGAAGGGAATCAATAACGACGCAATCAACAGCCTTGCTTTCCACGATTTCAATAACCGCTTCATATGCTTCCTCCATAATGTTTGTAGAAACTACGTAAACTCTTTTTGTATCCACCCCGCACAACTCAGCGTAAGCAGGTACCCATTGCTCTGCAGCAATCCATACCGTTGTAAACTCTGGGTCGCGCTTTTGGTTTGCAGCAATAGTCTTGAGTGCAATTGCAGTCTTGCCATTGCTTGCTTCACCAATAATTTCATGCCATTGATTAACAGGCCATCCACCACCAAGGGCAACATCTAAACTAATAGAGCCAGTGGTAAGACGACTCAAAACATCATCTCTAATATCTGAACCAAGAACTACGGTATCTTCACCGTACTTTTTATTAATCTTTGTTAATATTTTAGTTAATTCAGCATTCATTAAATGTGTCCTATGATTGTTGTTGGATTAAACCCACCAGTTGGTACTTGTGTAGCTGGGGTTGCTGGCCCACCGCCTCCGCCTTGACCAACAATTCCAGTGCCTGCACCAGAACCTGATTGTTGAATAGGATATCCGCAGTCATAACACCGTGGACGTGACTCAGCTGTGCCACCATAGTTACCACTATTACAGCCTGGGCAACGCGGTGTCATTGGAGCAGTCTGTTGTGAAGTTGGGTAAGACTGTGGTTGTTGCGTTGGCTGCTGATAAACAGGCTGCTGTTGCGGCATGTTTGGCTGCTGCGGTTGAGGCGTTGTCCCCAATTTATTTGACCACCAGTTGCTACTCATCATTATGCTCCATTTCTACTAAGTCAGCGTCAAGTAATTCTCCTGGCGCTATCAATCCTATCTCCATTGCTGATGAAAATGCACCAACCAAGGCAGACATTCCTACCATCTTGTACATTAATCTCATCAAATTTTCTTCTTTATCTACCTCTTCAGAATCATTAGGGTTTTCTTTTTTAATCTCATCAACCTGTAATGAAACAATAACGTCTGCGCCCATCTCCGCAATCGTATGAAGAAACGGCATTATAAACTCAATACGTTTCATACGCATATCGCTGTCGGCGTTTTCCATCTCTTCGCCTTCATCAGACACAGGGTTCAAACCAAGTAAGGTTGCTAAATCATTTGGCTCACCTAATCCAGAGTCATAGATATACCAACGAAGCAGTGTGCTTAACGGAACTTCTTTTCTTAAAAACTCAATCTCAGTGGGGGCATTCTTTTTTCTTTTAAACCATTTCACTTAGCTTCTCCCCATCTCTGTACGGTTTTTACGTCAGCAATTAAAGGTATGTCTAAGACCTTTATGCCTTCCATCGCTTCACGAATACTTTCCGCCGTCTTCTCTGCTAAAGAGTCTGGGGTAAGGGTTACAAGTTCGTCATGAACTGTTAGAAGAATCTTGGCTTCTGGTGGTACCAACTCATGAGCCCTAATCATAGCAAGTTTCATGATGTCTGCTGCTGACCCTTGGATACGCGTGTTGAAAGCCTGACGCTCAGCACCAGCCCTAACACCGAAGTCTTTAGATGCAATCTCTGGTAGGTAACGTTTTCTACCCATAAGGGTAGTGACATATCTCTTAGCCTTAGTCTGAGCAACAACCTTCATTCGATAGATGTTTACCGATGGAAACTTTGCTGCAAAGTCTGTGAGTAATGTCTTAGCCTCTGTAACTGAACACCCTATAGAACGAGCAATCTTATCGGGACCAACCCCGTAAGCCATAGCCAATACAAGCACTTTACCAGCCTGACGATTAACACCCATGGTGTCGCCTACAGTGGTGTAGATGTCCCCACCATCCATGTAGTTTCTCATCATAATAGGGTCTTTAGACATAGACGCAATGATGCGAGGTTCAATCTGTGAGTAATCGGCAACGACTAACTTAAAACCCTCAGGTGCGTAGAACAAGTTACGAATAGCTTTACCGTGTGCGGTAGCTGGATTAGGAACGTTCTGTAAGTTTGGATTACGGCTAGAGAATCTACCAGTCTCTGCACCGTGTTGAATAAAGTCTGCGTGGATACGGCCGTTGACAAGAAGGCTATCTTTGTATTCTGTTTTAGACTTTCCACCAACAGTTCTAGTTACATCCCCGCCTAAGTAAGGGATAACGTACGTAGTAAGCAGCTTATTTAAATCTGAATAGTCTAGTAACGCTTTAACTAATGGGTCTTTCTCTCTGTGTGGCTCTAGTGCTTCTGCGGATACAGAGTAGTCCATGTACTCAAGCTCTCTGCCTTCCATATCTTTTTTGATACCTTTGCCAGTAAGAATCTTAGGTTTTAAACCTCGACCTCCCTCTGACTTTTTTGAATACAAAAGGTATTGCTTCTCTTGATTTGAATTTATATTAAAAACTCTTCCAGCAACCTTATAAATCTCTGAGCGAGCAGCTTCAATATCTTTCTCTAATTGTTCATGAAGTTGTTCTAAAGCAGACATGTCAATTGGTGCACCAGCAAGCTTCATATGACAAAGAACTTTAAGTACATCCATCTCTAACTTCATAATCTTTGTAAGCTCTGCTGCTTCAATCTTTGGAAGCACGGCCTTGTATAAAAGAAATGTGTATTTAGCGTCTAGGTATGCGTATTTAGCTACCTCACTAAATGGGTGAATCTCTACCTGAGCACCAACACCCTTAGTCATTTCAAATCCAAGTTCCCGTTGTAAACAGTCATCTAAACCACACTTGTTTTTATTGCGGTTGTCATAGATAAATGAACCAACCATAGTGTCAAAGTATGGGCCAGAAGGTATGCGCCCGCCTAAATATTTAGCAACCGATGTAAGGTCAAAAACTAAGTTGTGACCAATCGTTAGTATGTCTTCATTAAAAAACAAGGGTTCTAAAGCCTTAAAGACCTCCCCAGGAAATAGTTGAGAGGGAGCTGGACCAAATACTTTAGTAGATTTCTTTGCGTCTCTAGAGTAGTCACTTGGTCTGGCGTCTAAACCAGCAGCAACTCTCTTCTCTCCTTGACCAGTTAATGGAAATGACTCAGACTCAAACTCCCCATGTGGATGTCCCATTGGGATAACATCCCCACGCCCGTGGGTGGCAAAGCTAAGCCACATAACTTCATTAACAACTGTTACACCGCGACGTGGTCCTACAGTTTCACAGTCAAAAGCAAAAGAATCTTGTTGGAGATAGTAAGCAACCATCTCGTCTAATTGTTTTTTAGTCGTAATAATGTTCAAATTTTTATCCCTGGAATAGGGCCTCAGGGCTGAGCAGGGGATAGTCTGCTCAGCCCGTTGGCGTTCTAATTGTGGCTAGAGGAGTGAGTCAGCGATTTCGTCGAGCTCTGCCCATGTGTGTTCCTTAATAACGGAACGTTCGAACGGCTCGATGAGTGCAACTTCGCTCTCTGCCATCTCAGGTGAGATGCCCCAGTCTTCCATAAGGTCACGAGACTTTACGGCATTGAGGTGATAAACAGTTTGCTGTTGTTTGCCTGTACGGCTAATGGCCCAAAAGTTTTTTGTAAGTGGACCTTGTGGTGAGAACTCTGCAGCATGCAAAGTTTTATATAAACGTGGTGATGCAATAAGCATCTTTCGTTCAACTCCTGCTGGAGTTACAATTGCAATTGTAAAAGCACGCTTGTCTTCAGGCTTGCTTCCAAGCTTTGTTGCTAGAGGGTCGTTGGCACCTAATGAAACATAGGAGCGCTTGCCAACAGTCTTCTGCTGTAGGAAGTGTTGCTTGTAGATTGCAAATGGACCATTCTGGTCAATGAACTTAACAATAGTAAACTCACCATCAACAAACTTAAACTCTGTTGGATAGTTAGTTACTGATACAGATAGCTGTTCTGCTGCTTCCCAGCCAGATGCTACTGCGGTGGATGTTGCTTGCTCTGGACGAGCGTCTACTGAGAATTCATCAGTCTCAGGCATATATTCTTCAGTACGGTTTACTGACATTTTTTTCCTTTGCTAGTTAGGTTCTGTTGTTTTAGTTTCTTGTGCTCGGAGTTCAATCCAAGCCTCAGCAATTGCGTTAGTCAATTTCTGGTTAGGCCATTTTAACCTAGTTTTATCTAGAAGTCCAGCCTTTCCAAATAGTTCAACTACCACATTAACCTGTGGGCGAGAGTATAACCTCTGCCCACGGATTACTTTTCCGTCCTTTGTTTGGATATCAGGACTGCGGTATGGCGACACTGGCAGGTAGCCATTGTATAGCCACTTCTTAACCGTAGATAAAGGGCGTCCTAAAGCGTTAGCTAATGCCACATTAGTAAAGAACTCCATGTCTTTACCGTTAGGCATTTTTTTAATTAACGGTTTAGCATCCCACCCAAGGTCAGTAGGCACGTCTACTTTCTTTAGGTCACGGCGTTTTCTTTTACTGCCTGGATAAAATTTATCCAGTCCAGCAAATATATTGTCTATCTCGTCAGGCACTTATTTTCCTACGATAAATGCGTACGTTACTTTAGAGGGAAACATAGTATCTATATCTTCTTCGGTCAAGTGACCATTATAAAAAGCAGCCATGATTGCAGATTCATCAAGGGTAGGGGTCATTTTAATACAGGTATCTTTAATACCTTTTTTAGTTAGGATGATTTCTGCAGCAGCAATATCTAGATTTTTTGATACGCGCTTTTGTTTCATGATAGAGATTTCATTCTCTTCATCAGGAATATTTAAAACAATATGACCACGGTCATCTTCTGAGCCATGCTCATCAATAGATGCTGTTAAACGTGTTTTGATTTCTGTTTGACGTTTGCTTAGTAAATCAGCTTGGTCTTTTAAACTTAGGTATTGACGTACTTCATTCTTAACGGATTGTAAATCCATTGCTATCCCCAATCAGTAGTGTTGGGGAAAACTTAATACCCATTCAAGGGCGTGTCAAGTTACTTTGCGTTATTTGCTTTGATGCCTCGGTAGCCAGTCTTTTTCTTATTCATGCTGCCAGGTTTTTTGTAGCCTCCGCCAGCTGGAGTTGAAGCTTGACGTTGAGCTAGGGCTTTAGCAATCTTATCGTGGTGTTTCCCCATTTGTTACGCCTCTTTAATATAGAGTTCAAGGGCTTCAATAATAATACTGGTAACCGTGACCTTCTCAGCTGCAGCTTTCTTTTGAACAGCTTTCCACAGGTCATCTGGTACGCGGATGGTACGCGTTGGGGTTTTAGGTGCGTTAGGCATTGAATAATTGTACCTGCCCAACGATAATCGTTGGGTGTAAAGCTCTCCCCCAAGGACTCGAACCTCGATAGGCGGAACCAGAATCCGCAGTCTTGCCAATTAGACGAAGGGAGAATGGAGCGGTTGACGAGGCTCGAACTCGCGACCTGCACCTTGGCAAGGTGCCGCTCTACCAACTGAGCTACAACCGCATTGCTGCCCCACCTGGGCTCGAACCAGGGACCTAGCGATTAACAGTCGCTCGCTCTGCCAGCTGAGCTATAGGGCATTACTACACAGAGGATGATATCAGAAACTGTTTTAATCCTTCTACGCTCATTGGGACGCCGCCCTTATCATCTATACCTTCACCATCAATTACGGCATTAGCTACAGCGCTCTTATGTTGTAGAGCTTCATACTGACGTTCTTCAATAGAACCCCCGACTATGATGTCTTGAATTACAATTGAGGGCCAGGTTGATGAGGCTCTTTTAATTCTTCCGTTTCTTTGGATTGCTGCTCCTGAAGACCACGGGAGGTCATAGTTGACCAAGAGGTTAGCTGCAGGTAAATCGACCCCATACCCACCAGCATCGCTAGACACCAAAACACGAACATCAGGACGTTCATTAAAAGCAATTTTATTCTCCTCTTTAGTCTTGGCGTCTAGCTTGCCTGAGTATAAACGACATTGTTCAGGCCCTAAAGCTTCAGCAATTTTATCTAGCATACCAACATAGGTTGCAAAAATCACGACTTTGTTATCTTTATTTTGTTCTAAAAATTCTTTTACATAATTAATAAGATAGTCTAATTTGGTAGAGGTAGTTACTCCATCTAGGTAACCATTAAGAACTAAGTCAGCAGCGTAAGCTGAACCCTCGCCGTTCATTAAATGAAACTTCTCTGCGCTTGTCTTAAGAAGGTCTGGGTGTGAACATAGCATTTTTAAACACCCAATCTTAGACATAATTTTTCCACGCATTTCATCCTCAGGACCGCCGCGACGGCTAGACTCAACACCGTAGTGAGCCATAACATTGAAGTTAGAACCAAACATAGACTGAGCTTCGTCTAAATCAAATAACAAATCTTTAGTTATACGTTCATATAAAGCTGAAGATTTTCTATCAAGAATTATCTTGACAGGGTCTTTGTGGATTGAATCGGGTAAGTACGGCGCTACGTCTGGGTCTTTCTGAGCCTTACGTACGCAGGCTTCCTTTAACTTAGTGTGGAGTGTTGGTAAGTTTCTGTAATACTGAGGAGCGCCCCAAGAGTTTCTTACAATAAAAGCAGCATCAAAGATGTCAAACCTACCAAGTACGTTGGCGTCAACAAATTGCATAATGCTATAAAGCTCTTCAGGTTTACCGTTTTCAATAGGAGTTCCTGTAAGGGCAAAACGATAGGGCGCACTGACAAGCTTCTTTACTGCTTTGGAACGCTTGGATTTAAATGACTTGATGGCTGTGGCTTCGTCAAGGACAACAAATCCTCGGGGGAGCTCTCGTACTTGAGACCAGTCGTTAACAACTTGCTCGTAGTTAAGAATGACGTAGTCCACCCCTGAATTCCGCCAGTCATAGGCAAGTTCATATTGCTCTGCCCTTTTCTTCGGCGTTCCATCAACAACCAAAGTGCGTGAAGTTCCATTAGTAAATTTCTCTATCTGATTAGCCCACTGATACTTCAATGAGGATAGACAGATTATAATCCCTGGCTCTTTAATTTTGGTCTCATCCATCAAACGTTCTATGGCAGCAATAGTAAGAACTGTTTTACCTAACCCCAAGTCATAGGCAACCAACATCTTGCCTTGCTCACACATACGGTCTACAGCCTCAGGCTGATAAGGAAGTAGGGTGCCAGTAAATGTCACAGAGGAATCTCGTTAACTCTGTCTTTAGACCAGTGGATGTAAGACCTAATATAAACAAGAGCGTAGGCAAGAGCGGAGAATATAAACCCGTATTGGTCAGTAATAAGGGCGTACGTAATCCATAGGCACTCGTTAAACAGAAGGACTAGCCAACCCCATATAGTCTTACGACCTACAAAGTAAATACCTGATACACCTATAACGGCTAGTATCCAAGACCAATATTGCATTAGGTATACGCTCGCATCCTAGTTTGTATAAGAACTTTAAGGTCTTCTAACGTACCATTATTCATAAATATCTGGTCAACCTTTTCACCGTCCATTGCAGACTCTGAGTTGTGAGAGTTTACAGCTAAAACGCCTGAACGTTTTATACGCCAAATCTGCGCGTTGTCGTAGTCTCTAATAGCTTTAGCTTCATTTGGATACCTAACATCAGTAATAACATAGTTAACCTCTCCAAATAACTGAAGACCACTTAACGCATGCTTTACCCAAAACATGTCACCAAAAGTTTTACGGGCACCAACTCCGAGCCTTTGAAGAAGGTCACGAGCCTCGGGGTAGTCAACTTTAACTCTGTCCCACCCGTAT